AAAAGAAAGTTCGCAGTGTATCCTAGTGCTTATGCAAACGCATGGCTAGTACGGGAGTACAAAAAGCGAGGTGGGAGATATAGACGTGCCTAGAGTAACAAGAGCTAAAAGAAGTAATGGTGGATTAACCAAATGGTTCAGTGAGAAATGGGTAGACATATCTAGACCTAAAAAAGGTGGCGGGTATAAAACTTGTGGCAGAAAGAAAGCAAAGAAGGGCAGCAAAGGATATCCTAAATGTGTCCCAGCTTCAAAAGCTGCACGTATGACAAAAGCACAGAAACGATCAGCTATTCGCAGAAAGCGAGCAGTTAAACAAGGGGTAGGTGGAAAGCCTACTATGGTAAGAACAATCGCAAAGAGAAAGCGAAAAACAACTAGAAGGAAGAGATAATGATGTTAGATTACATTAAGATAAAGTGGAACCAATTTTTAAATATTGTTACAGGTAAAGACAAAAATTGGGACGGTCAGGTCGATATTAAAGACAAAATGATCGAAGCTGAAAAGAAATCAAGCAGCTAAGAGAGGCTAAAGCCTTATAAGGGCTAATATGAAACGAGACGAGAGATTCGTTAGCGATTTAAAAGACTTATCTAAACTCTTAGATGGAGTTGTAAGCAAAACTTACGACAAAATAGAAGAGAATAAAAAGATTAGAAAGCTGCTCAATCTTCCAAAAACAGTTCATAATAAAACTAGATTAGCGAACTATCTAGAAGAAAAAAGCGTCTCATAATTGATACGCTAAGATATATAGGAGAAAAAAATGGCACGAACAGGATCATTTTTAACCGGGCCTACTGGTGTACACTCTACACAAAAGACCCGTAAACACAGACTCAAAAGAGGAGTCACAAGAGATATGAATGCAGCAGCAGGAACTTCAGTTAATACTAAAAGAGCCGGCAGCATGGAAGCATTCAGATACGCGGCAGCACCAAAATCTATAGGCCCGAGGTTCGGTAAAACGAAGTCACCCAAGAGAGCTACATTTCCGCGTAGAAGAAGGTAAGTATTAGTAATAAATTAGCTTCTAATTGGGTAAAAATTTTGGTTATGTCGGGCATAGTCGAAAAGAAAAAGAAAAAGAAGCGAAAAAAAGGAAAATAAATGGCATTACCACAAATAGATCTAAAGCAAGTATGGCTAGACGAAGCTTATATGGCTAGTAACTCAGTAATTGATACACTTCAAGAGAAAGAGGAAGCTGGCAGAATGATTACTAAAAGTGACGCACAGTTTGCAAAGATTTGTGGGGCATATTTGTACATTTATAAACTAGCCAAAGAGAGTAAATTACTCGAACCAGACGACTTAGAAAACATTTTAACTGAGACAATTCATTGAGTATAGAAATTTCCAGAGCTGATGTAGAATCAGAATATTTGATGGAGTTTGACCCTAATAGTAGGTTTATTAAACTTCCTATAGAAGGGTACATGGAACTATTAGGCATAGAACCTAATACGAGCCAACGAGCTATCATCAATGCAATCAACAATCCAAAGTATAGATTTGTAACTGCCGCAGTTTCTCGTAGACAGGGCAAAACTTACATTTCTAATATTATTGGACAACTAACATGTTTAGTACCTAATTCGCATGTACTGCTAATGTCTCCTAATTATTCTTTATCTCAAATTTCATTTGATTTACAGAGAGGTCTGATAAAGCATTTTGATTTAGAGGTAATAAGAGACAATGCAAAAGATAAAGTTATTGAGCTATCAAATAATAGCACTATTCGTATGGGTTCTATCAACCAAGTTGACTCAGTGGTTGGTAGATCGTACGATCTTATCATATTCGACGAGGCGGCACTCACCGATGGCAGAGATGCTTTCAACGTCGCACTACGACCTACACTAGATAAAGACAACTCCAAAGCAATATTTATTTCTACTCCAAGGGGTAGGAATAATTACTTTGCAGAGTTTTATTATAGAGGCTATAATAATGAGTTTCCAGAATGGTGTGCTATTAAAGCAACCTATCACGAGAATCCTCGTGTTTCCGAAGACGATATCAAAGAAGCAAAAAAGACCATGTCCGAAGCAGAGTTTTCGCAAGAGTACATGGCAGACTTCAATGTGTATGAAGGACAAATTTGGTCATTCAACTATGAAAAGTGCACTATGGCATTAGACCAGTTCGATACATCTAGAATGGATGTATTTGCAGGTCTTGACGTAGGTTATAAAGATCCAACAGCTTTCTGTGTAATTGCATATGATTGGGATGAACAAAAGTATTATGTTTTAGACGAATACTTAGACGCAGAAAGAACAACTGAACAACACGCTGTGCAAATACGAAAGTTAGTAGACAAATGGGATATCGATTATATTTATATTGATTCCGCTGCTCAACAAACAAGATATGACTTTGCTCAAAATTATGATATAACTACTATAAACGCTAAGAAGTCTGTATTAGATGGAATTGGTCATGTAGCAGGAATAGTAGATAATGATACTTTACTTGTAGATCAAAAATGTCAACAGGTAATCTCAGCGTTAGACCAATATCAATGGGACTCAAATCCTAATTTAATGAAAGAAAGACCTAAACATGATGGAGCGTCGCATATGGCCGATGCGATAAGATATGCACTATATACATTTGAAACCACAGCCACCTCATTTTAATAACACCTGTCAAAAATACTTCTTGACTTTTGGTGTGCGGATGGGGTATAATTCATATTAAGAGTTAGATATGAAATTTAAGAGAGATTTAGTTAAATACGTGCGAGACAAAGCTAAATCACAGTATAACAAAGCAAGCGAGTGTCATATTTGCGGTGAAACCGAAGAATTAGATTTTCATCATTACTATGGACTGACTGAATTATTAGAGACTTGGCTAAAGACAAATAATATAACTATTGAAAACGAACAAGATATACTAGAGATTCGTGAGCAGTTTATAGATGAAAACCGAGAAAAAGTATACATTAAAACGGTAACACTCTGCCATCAACACCATTTACGACTACACTCTATATATGGAAAACGACCCAAATTGATACACGCAGATAAACAAGAAAGATGGGTAGAGAAAATGAGAGCAAAATATGGCATGGTATGACAGACTTTTAGGAAGAACAATTGAAGCGGATGAGGAAAAACTCAATCCGTCGCAGTATGTCATCTCCAGAAACGAAGGCCTTACTGTTGATACTCGAGAAATCGTTACTAATTATAAGCACGCCTATGAGCAGTTAGAAATTGTAAATAGAGCAGTCAATATGATCGTAGACGATGTTGCACAAATTCCTTATGCCGTAGGAGAAAAAAGAAACGGCACTAATGATATAGTAAAAAACATTAGAAAAACAAAAGTAAATTTACTACTAAATGTAGAACCAAATCCATTTCAAGATGTGAGTTCCTTTAAAAGAAATCTGATAATTGACCTACTAATTGATGGAAATATATTTATTTACTTTGATGGAGCACACCTCTATCATTTACCAGCAGATAAAGTTACAATTCATACTGATGATAATACATATATTAAAAAGTATGAATTTGAGAACACTATTGATTATAACGTAAATGAGATTATTCATATTAAAGAGAATAGTTTTAATTCAATCTATAGAGGAGTTCCTAGATTAAAGCCAGCATTTAGAACAATGCAGCTACTAGGAAACATGAGAAAATTTCAGGATAACTTCTTCAAGAATGGAGCAGTGCCTGGGTTAGTTTTAAAGAGTCCTAATACTCTTTCTGAAAAGATCAAAGAAAGAATGTTAGCAGCTTGGAGTATGAGATATAATCCTTCCTCCGGCGGCAGAAGACCTCTTATATTAGATGGAGGGCTAGAAGTAGACTCACTATCTAAGGTTAATTTTAAAGAATTAGACTTTCAAGAATCAATAAAAGCGAATGAGCGTATTATTCTTGAAGCTATGGGCATACCACCAATCTTATTAGACGGTGGAAATAATGCAAACATTAGGCCAAACCATAGGTTATACTACTTAGAGACTATACTACCTATAGTCGGTAAGATATCCGATGCGTTTGAAAGATTTTTTGGTTTTGAACTTAATGAAGATGTAACAGGAATTCCTGCTCTACAACCTGAACTAAGAGACCAAGCCGCATATTATGCAACACTTGTGAATACAGGAATTTTAAGCACAAATGAAGCTAGAGTGGCAATCGGTAAAGAACCAATCAATGGATTTGATGAACCTCGCGTTCCTGTAAATTTAGCGGGCTCAGCAGTAAATCCAGAGCAAGGGGGACGACCAGAAGAGAGTCCTTCTATAGAGGAATAATATGACTAAAAATATGATGATTAAAGCTGTATCTGATTTCTTCACCGATAAGGGTGGAGTTATGGATCTAGCTACATACAAATCCTATGGAAGTGATGCTCCTGTTAGAGACTATCTGCTTAGAAGGCAGTTTGGATCTTGGAACAGAGTCCTATCCGTAGTGACAAATCGATATCCTGTCCAAGAAGCAGTTGTTGAAGAAGTAAAGGAAGTTAAAAAACCTGCACCTAAAAAAGCTGTGAAAAAGGAAACTAAAGATGTCGAATAAAATATTTCATTGGACTAATACTTTTAAAGCCTTAGGCGAAACCGAAGATGGTGGTATAGACATCAAAGGTTCTGCAAGTACTAATGCACTAGATAGAGCTGGCGATGTAATTGAAAGTGGAGCATGGACTAAAGGAGGTTTGGAGAATTTCAAATCAAATCCTATTATCTTGTTCAACCATAATTATGACAAGCCTATCGGTAGAGCAACAGGTTTAGAAGTGACAGAAAACGGTCTTGAGATATCTGCAAAGATATCTAAAGCAGCCGGTGATGTTAAAGAATTAGTTAAAGACGGTGTTCTTGGAGCCTTTTCCGTTGGTTTCAGAGTCAAGGATGCTGATTATATGGTAGAAACCGATGGATACAAAATCAAGGACGCTGAACTTTTCGAAGTTTCAGTCGTATCCGTGCCTTGCAACCAAGGGGCTACATTTTCTGTAGCAAAATCCTTTGAAAACATGGACGAATATGAAAAGTTCAAGAAAAACTTTATAAAGGCTAACTCACATGCAACAGCAGACGCTGTGAAAGTTGAGCAGCCAAGCGGGGAGAAATCCCATAAAATGGAGACTGATATGTCAAACGAAAAGATGACTCCTGAAGCCGAAGGCTTTGACCTAGATGCATTTGCAAAGGACGCAGCTGAGAAAGCAGTTGCAGAATATGCAATGAAGCAGGCGGAAGCAAAGGCAGCTGAAGAAAAAGCAAAGGTTGAGACTGCTGAGAAGCAAGCTCAATTTGAGGCTGATGAAAAAGCTGCTCAAGAAGCTAAACAGGACGAACAAAAAAGAATTGTGAAGAGTTCACTATCAGGCGCAGAAAGACTCATTAGTGATATCGAGAAAAGAGTCAATGATAAGCATGAAGATTTGAATGAAGTAGTTAAATCACTTCAGAACGAATTAGCTGAGAAATCAGAAGAAATCATGAATATCAGAGAATCAAAAAGAATTTTCTCAGATAGACAGGGTCAAGGCGACTGGAAGAAAGCTTTTGAACAAGATATTATGGACGCAAAATTTGCTGGTCTAGCGACTGGTAAAGGATGGAATAACGATTATGCAAAAGGTGTAATGGAAAAAGTAAACCAACATTCAGGTGTACAAGTATCCTCAGCAGACTTTGAGCAAATTGTTTCAACTCAAATTGAAAGAGATATTCAAAATGAGTTAGTTCTAGCTCCTCTCTTTAGAGAGATTGCAATGAACTCTGCTAACATGATTATTCCAATCATGCCAGATGCAGGTTATGCTGAATTTACAGGTAACCAAGCAGCTAGTGGATCAGCACCTCATGGTAACTTAGACCCAAGAGGCGATGCTTACGATCCAGCTAATGGCGCAGGTGTAAACCTAACTGAAAGAACACTTTCAACTAAAAAACTTATTTCTCAATCATACTTAGGTAATGAGACTGAAGAAGATGCAATCATGCCGATTTTACCTTTAATTAGAGAATCAATGGTTAGATCACACGCTAGAGCAATTGAAAATGCTATCTTAGCTGGTGATGATGCTGACGGTGCTTTTGGTACTAGTGGCGCAGCTTTTGAAGGCTTACTACACTTAGCAAGAAATGACAGTGACTATACACAATCAGGTACAGCTTTTGCTACTGATAAAATTACAGCACTTGATCTTCTTGAAATGAGAAAGAACATGGGTAAATATGGTGTGAATCCAAGTGAAGTAGTTTATATTGTTTCACAAAGATCATACTTCGAACTATTAGAAGATGCTGAGTTCCAAGATGCTAACCTAGTTGGCGACATGGCAACTAAGCTTTCTGGTGAAATCGGACAAGTATTCGGTTCAAGAGTTCTTCTTTGTGATGAATTCGCAACACCAGCAGTAGCTAAGTTCGGAGCTATCGCAGTTAACCCAAGAAACTATGTATTGCCTAGATTAAGAGGCGTTACAGTAGAATCAGACTACGAAGTAGCTAATCAAAGAAGAGTCCTAGTGGCTTCTCAAAGATTAGGCTTCATCGACATGATCGATGGTGCAACTTCCAAGTGGGGTTGGATGTACAAAGCTAGTTAATAGCTAACAGACCTGGAGGGGAGCGATCCCCTCCAACTTTTAAGAGGAATTATGGCAAATTTAATAACATTAAATCAATATAAAGATTTTGCTGGCATCACTGGAGTGGGCCAAGATGCAAAGTTGAATGTTATTATACCCTCTATAAGTCAAGCCGTAAAAACTTATTGTGGTACTTCATTCGTGGACTACTATGGTACAGATAAAGTTGAGTACTTTGACATAAAAGATAATGGGACTACTGCTGTAATGGTAGATGAAAGCCCTTTAGTAAGTGTTAGTCAGGTGCAAGAAAGACAGAGTCAAGCAGACGCATATGTTACACTAATCACAGAAAATTCTGATAGTAGTGGTAAATATGAGTATGTAGTTGATACTGATACTGATTCAATTTTTAGAACAACAGACACTGCGGATAAAGCTTTCCCTAAAGGAAGAAAAGCAGTAAAAGTAACATATAGAGCTGGTTATAGCGCTACACCTCAAGATTTAAGACTGGCGTGTTTTGACTTAACTAAGTACTATTTAAAAGACGAAAGA